ATGAATTAATCCGCCTTTTTCACACCCATTTACGAGCTTATTATTGTAGCCACTTATATGGTCCATTACTGATTTGCGGTACATACCAAGGTTCTGTTTTGGTGGTTGCCGTACGAAAACCAGCCGGGGTCGCACTGCAACTCCAGCATCCCGTTTGTTTTATTTCTTGCTGTAAAACTACCTTCGCTGAAGTACAGAACAATTTGGCTATCTGCATTCATACGAACTTCGACTACGTCGCCTTTATCGTAGTAGTTTGCGTATAAAACGCGGCCAAATGCGGCGAAGGGTTTGCGTATCATTACACCACCTGTATAGGAGTAGTGTCAGGCGGGGCGAGTAATTCCGCCACTGTAAATTCGCAGGTCTGCCCAATTAAAGCCTTCAGCGCCTTTACCCGCTCGACATCCGCCACAAATTTTTCTTTTGCTTCTTGCGACTCAGCGCAGTGCATACCCGCAATAGCTATGCGTTTTTTTAGTTCCTGAACATCCGTTAAATCAGGCCACATGGTCAACGGCTGAAATGCGTAAGATGGGTACGTTGATGGGTCTGGACTTGCAGTTGTATCAGAAGCAAAAGATACCAACAAAGAATGGCTCTCTGCGTCATACCCAGTTATTGTCAGTTTCAGTGTATTCATTTTTACCTCAATTAACTTACTGGCCCTTGACGGGTACCGGTTGCTGTCCACGTAACAAATGGGTTCCCAACAAGATATGACCCTGCTGCCCCACCCGCACCGCCCGGAGCCGGGTTTGCCCCACCTGTGGCCGAACCATTACTACCTGCCGCGCCACGTCCGCCTCCCGGCCCACCAACCTGTGAACTCAAATTACCTGTAGCACCAGCACCGCCAGCAGAACTTGTCCCCGGTGCTCCGGGGTAAGGCCCACCACCCCCTGTGCCACCGTCATAACCGGCACCGCCACCACCACCACCCCCCGTGTAAGTCGGACCTTTATCAGGCGTCGTACCCGAAGCTCCGCCGCCACCCCCTCCGCCACCAGCAATGACACTGTTGTTTTGGATAGTAGTTGGGCGGTTTACATACAGCGCATTCCCCCCTGCTAAACCTGCACCACCTGTTGCAGACCCTACGCGCCCAGCACCACCGTTCCCTCCACGACCTTGGATTACACCATTGTTAACAATCGTCACAGTGTCGTTGGGGTTAAACGTATTGGGTACCTGCATTGCGTACGTTGCAGTAGAGGTACTACCTACTTGGACTCCGGGGGCTACGGTTACGGTTGTATCAGAAATACCCGCCACATAATTAGGATTAGCTATTGCTTGTGTGTACACATTGTAATTGTACGTAGGCGTTGCAATGCTTAGAGGGATGGCAATTCGGTCGGTCGATCCGTAAAAGTTACTTACAGCGATAGTTCCAGAAGAGGGTATGTTTACTGTACCCGAACTGACTGGCACAAATGGCCCCCCACGATAATATTCGTTCAACCCAATAGGCTCCGTACCACCAAACTCAGTTTGGATATCGGTAAAAGCTAATCGACCTGAAGGTGGCAATGCCATAAATTACACCGTGCCATATGCAGTCAAGTTTGAAAGCGCCGTTACAGCGCCCGTGGACTCAATCTTTAAAATATTCGTAGTGCCGTTTTTCAAGTACAAAACGCCGCCTACTTCAACAAAAGTAAAGTTTGTCGTGGAAACTGTACCCGCGCCCACTGCTACGCTACCCGCTACATTACCGGTCACATTTCCAGTAACTGCACCTACAACATTTCCCGTCAAAGGACCCGTGAAGCCTGCGGCAGTAACCGCACCAGTCACAGTAAGCGTACCCCCTAGGGACAGGTCGTTTGTAATGTGGTTTAGTTGCTCTACGATATTTAAGTTCGGCGACCCAGTACAACGAAGTAAAACTGATTTGCCCGCAGGGATTGCCACCCCAGTACCCGCAGGTGTTATGTTTCCGGGAGGGTTTATTGCTGTGCCTGAATAGACAGTAGCTGTAAACGGACCTTCATTTTTTATTACGTATAGCTTAGTTACGGGCGGTACATAAACGTTAAAGTTTGCACCTGTAGTATTAGTCAAAGATACTGCCGCACAACGTGATTGGTCTGCGGCCCCGTTAAGCGCAGTAAGAGCTTGATTCGTAGCTACGACAGTAACAGATGCCAATCCAGAAATAGCATCTTCAATTATTGTCCCAAGATTGTCGTTGGTAATGGCTCCCCACGTACCGGACTTTTCGCCGTTGGCGATTAGTTCAATTCGTAGGTCGGGGGAGTATGTACTTGGCATGGTCTTTCCTTATTAAGCCAGCATAGTTTCTGCGTGGGTCTTAGCCTCCGCCACTCGGCGCATCCAACCTTTACCAAAGGTTGCGAACGTCGGGAGCGCCTTATAAAACAGCTCCTTCTCCATGCTGAACTTAGCGATCAAGTCCTTCTGATCGGCGTCTTTCAACGCCTGCATGGTCTTGGGGCCGATGGCGCCATCAGGTGTCGTTCCGATCGCTTTCTGCATGGTCTTGATCGCTCTGCCTGGCCCTGCATTGATCGCAAAGTCGAACATCAGATAGTCGAGCCCCGTTGGCAGCTCGTCGGCCTTGACCGCATCCCAGTACTTCTTGCGGTACATCGGTGCCACTGTAGCCGGGGTCAACGCCCGCATTTCGCTTTCGCCAACAGCTTTGCCGACCCATTCTTCCCACACTTTCTTGGTGACACCCAAGTTCGTCATGCCGCCTGGGTCTTTGGGATGATTAACAAACCCGCCTTCGTGCTTCAGGATTGCTTTAAGGGCTTCGTCGAAGTTCTCTTTCATTTCTCAATATCTCCTGACAAGCAGTTAATTGGTGGGTGATTTCGTCGGCGTCTGCTGCGATGGCGATAAGAGCTTCCGCAGCCTCTCCTGAAAGTCGGGCTTTCGTTCCTCCATGATCGCTGCTGGCACTGGGGGTAGCACTGGGCACGGCGTTACTATTGTCTGGACACGCGGCGTCGATGAACAGCCCGTCAGTACGAGCAGTGTCAATAAACAACTTCTTCTCCACTTCAACGGTTCTAACCTTGTCAACATAGACCTTCTCCACTCTGTTTTGTGTGTTTGCCAGCAGATGCTCGAACTCGCGCACCTTGTCCTGTTCGGCTTTCAATATCTTCGCAGCGTCTGCCGCAGCCACTAATTTCTCAGCTTCCCACTCCGCCTTGGTTACCTGCACACCCGTATGATGCCCGTAGAAGTATGAGCAGATAGCAAAAACAAGCGCACCGATAATGACGTAGGGATTAGGCATTTTCTTCTTTCCCGGCTTTGATTGACTCGATCTTTTCCTGACCACGCGTCCAAGCAGAGATGCCCAAAATTGCCATAAACGTAATGTGGATGAATCCGCCCGACTGCAAGGTCAAGGAAGTCCACTCACGGAAAGCGTCGTTAGCCGCTTGCGTCTCCCAGAACTGCACAACCGTCCACAGGATCGGAAACAGCACAAAGTCGCACAGGCAAATAATCATGTAAGTGATCGCCATCATCGGACGCCACTTGGTTGTCATCCAGTCATTCATTCTTCACCCCTTAATTCCTTGATAATCTTGATCCGCAATTCCTTCATCTTGCGGGTTTCTTCCATCGCCCGGTACATCGCATTATTCATATCCATGTACATGATACCCATCACAGGCAGGGCAATCACTAACACAAAACACAAGACCAAAACGGCGACGAGTAATGCCCACGGTACGTCTGGCTCAGACGAAGAAGGAGGAGGACTCCGACGTACCACGCCACGACGAAAAGGATTGCTCCAACCCATACCGCTTCTTCTTTCCTTTTTCTTGCCAGTCTGCGTCTTTGCGCCGCTTCTATCTGCATCTTTGCAGTTTCCCGCTTGTGTGCCTCGTCCTGCTCAACAACAATCTGCTTCCACATCGCTTCGTACTTTGTCCACAGCGCACCCAACTCAGGCGGCGCTTTGTAGACCATCGTCTCCCGCAGTTCAGCTAACATCGCATCCAACCTTGACCGAACTATGACGCGCATCAGTGCGCGCTTGCCAATCGACTCCGTACCTGTGTAAACCTGCTGTGCCTCTGCTTCCTGCTGCAAGAACACTTTGCCAATCTTGTCGTACTCATCCATCAACGCACCCAGATCATTCCCAATCTGGATAAACACATCGTTTGGGTCGGCCTTGCTGATCTCCTGCACCCGCTGCACTTCCTCGTTGTACTGAATCTTCTGCGCGTTTGTCGGGTTTTGAATCTTGCCGAACTGCGTCTTTAAGTCATCCAGTACATCTTTTACTTCCCCC